TGGCCCACAGGTTGAAGCGGGCCTCGACCATCTTGCGCCAGACTTGCGCATCGTCCTCCGACATGCCGAAAAGCTCGTTTTCGGGCGCGCAGCGGAGCCGAAGGCCAAGGCCGACCGTGTTCGCGGTGGCCTGGTCGATCATGCCGGACACCCATCCGGTGTTCTGCGCAATGTCGATCGACCGGGCCGTCGCCCGATCCCAGGCGATCGCCACGTCATCCTGCGCCGACCTCCACCAGCTGCGCCAGCCCGAGAACCACGACCCATCGCGGCCGCCGCCCTGATATTCGGCGCCCACGCGGGGGCGCGTGAGCGCGATCGGCGCCGGCGACGTGCCCCGCATGAGGCGGGTGACATCGCCGATGCGGGAAATCAAGCCCATCGGCTACCTCCTGACGGACCGGAAGCGGTCGCGGATTGATGATGACCTGGGTGCTGGCGCCGGCGACGGCGCCGACACAAGCTCGTCGTCCTCGTCGGGCGCGACGGCGGGTGCCGGGCGCGGAACGGGGACGGACGGCCCCTCGCCCCATTGTCGCTCGACACCCTCGGGGATCGACTGCACGTTGAGCGTGTAGGCCGCCGCGGCCGCCAGCGCCTCGGCATCGAGGAAGTGGTTGTGCAGCGCCCGCGTTATCCACTTCGGCTTCATGCCGATCTCGATCACGCGGACCTCGCTCACCAACTGGCGGGCATAGTCCTCGTAATCCTCGGCCGGGCCGTCAAAGAGATAGAAGGCGCCCGGCTGATCGAGTGGCGTCTTGAGCCTCGAATGCACGAGGCCCTTAAAGAAGTCCGTATTGATGTGCACGAGGTCGATCGAATAGGCGACCTTCGTGCCATCCGGCCGGACCTCGATCTTGCTGACCGAGTACGGCCGACCGCCCAGGGTGTCGCGGCCTTTGGTCGGCATCGCGATCCAGCTATTCCGCCGCGCCCACTCATAGACCCGGTGCTCGTCGCCGCTATCCACCTTGTTCGGGCGGAAGCCGCTGTCGATGAAGACCTTTTCAATGATCATGCCGCCCACGGGGGCGGTCATCATCAGGGTGAGGTCGTTCCAGACATCGGGCTCGTCGGTGCGGCCGTAGAGATAGCCGTAATCTATCAGCCAGGACGTGCCGCGCGAGCCGAAGCCGCGGATCACATAGACCAGCGACGCCTTTTGCACGTCCACGCCGGCGACGACCCGCAGGACGCCGCGCGGCACGGAATAGCGGAGGTATGGCCGCCGGTGATCGGCGATCCGCGACCAATCCGGCACATCGCCCGTCGAGCCCGGCGTGAATAGCTCGCCGAAGCCGGCGTTCATGGCCGTTTGCTTCTTGTCCTCCTCGCCCGAAAGCTCGGCGGTCAGATATTGCTCGGCGCGCTCGCCGAAGGTCCGCAAGGGCGAGCAAAGCCCGCTCGTCCAGCACGACCAGATGGTGTTGTCCTCGACGCCCTCGTCGCGGAAGGCCTGCTCGATCGTCTGGCCCGGCGCCACCATGACGCCGCCGGCGTTAAGCTCGGCCTTGTGGTGATCCTCGATCACGCCGCCGCAATGGGGGCACGCGAGGAAGGCCGACCGCAATGCCTGGGCGGGCGTCGCGCCCTTGGGCCATTGCAGATATTTGTGGCGCGGGACGAACCACTCCGCGCAATGCGGGCAGCACCAGGCGAAGTGATGCCGGGTGCCCTGCTGCCAGAGCCGCCAGATCGGGCTCTCGATCTGCGCCTGATCGCCGACGCGCCACAATTCGAGCCCGTTCACCGGGTCGATTTCCGTCTCGGCCATCCCGCGCGAGCAGGTGGACACGACCGCGGTGGTGCTATCGGCGTAGCTGTCGCCGCGCGCGTCGATCAGGCCGAGCGGATCGCCCTGCCCCCGAATGTTGGCGACCATTTCGTCGTACTCGTCCACCACCCCGAGGCCGAAGGGGTCGGATTTCAGGTCGGTCGAGGAGCCGGCCGAGGCCAGGCGGATCGGAACGCCATTGACGATCTTGAGCGTCTGGCTGATCCGCCGGCCGCGGATCAGCCGGCTCGCCAGCCGGGGCGCCTGCTCGAAAAGCTCCATCAGGCGCGGCTCGAATTGCCGCCGCACGAAGGGGATGCTCGGGCCGACGTAGAGGATCGGCACGGGCCGCTGTTCGAGCCGCGCGCCGATACAGTCGAGCAGGGTGTCGGTCTTGCCCGCCTGCGCCGCGGTGACGGCGACGACATAGCGATGGCGCCCCTCGTGCACCTTGCGGGCGAAGGGGATCAGATAGGGCGTGAGCCCCGGATTACGCGGGCCGGGGATGCCGGCCGTGGCCTTGTACCGGCGGTTGCTGCGCGCCCACACATCAGGCGTCGTCAGCGGGACCGGCTGTAGGAAGGTCGCCGCCCTCCGCAAGAAGCCTGCCAGATGAGGCGAGTGATTTGGCGATGCGCTCGAAGGCGCCATTGACATCAGCCTCTAGGGTTCGGCGCAGGTCGAGATCGCGCGTGACCCGCGCAGGCAGGCCGACGAATTCCTCGCGTACCGATGCCAGCACCATGTCGAGCGCCGTCGTGGCGTCCTCGATCGGGACAAGCTGGCGGTTCTTCTCAGCGATCCGAAGCTCGATCTCGGCGGCGCGGGCATCCCGAACCCGGCTGTCGGCCGCGCTCTTGCTCGTCCGCCGCTCCTCCTCCTTGAGGAATTTGATGTAGCCCTGGACTGCCGCGACCAGCAGCACGCGGCCCTTCTCGGCGCGTGGAATATATCCAGCTTTTACAAGCTGGCGGACCCGCTCGGCCGACACCATCAGCAGGCGCGCGGCCTGATCCGTGGAAATCAGTCCCGGCGTTTCCACATTCTGCGTGGATTTTTCAGCCATGCGTGGATTTTATCCCACTTTGCAGTTGCTTCTCCGGTGCGGTGCGCCGAAGTGGTGCACCGTCACGAACGGAGGACGACATGCCCAAGGCAACCCCGATTGATACCGCCATGATCGAGCGGGCGACCCGCTTCGATGCGACCATTTTCCTCGGCGTCGGCAAATTCCGCACCGAGCATTTCGACACCCTGGCGGCCGCGCGGAAGCGCGCGCCGGCAATGGTCGCCGAGGTCGCCAATGGCCGGAAGGTGATGATCTACGCGATCACGCCCGAGGGCCGCTCGACATTCGTCCCCGACAGCTACCAGCCAACCGAAGGAGCCCCAAAGATGGAACTCGCCGCCAACCTGTCCGCCGTGGATATCGCCAAGCTGACCGCCCTACTCACTGGCGGCGGCGGCTATAAGCGCGCCAATTCGAAGGAGGCCGCGATCCGGCGGTTCCGCAACGTCGCCGCGGAAAAGGGCATCGACAACCCCGACCGCTATCTGGACGGCGACCTCGATTTCGACACCGCCCAGCACGTCCTTTTCGAACGCCTCAAGGGCGGCCACGCCTCGATCCCGGAGGTCAAGGAGGCCGCGGCCGCAACCGAGCAGGAAGCCGGCCCCGACACCATGGAGGCCGAGGCCGAGGCGACGACCAAGTCGCGGCGCGGCCCGGTCATGGCAAACGGCCGCGAGATCGTGCGCGACGAGAAGGGCTTTGGCGTGCCGGGGCCAGCCCCGAAGCCGGCTGAGGCGGCCAAGGCTGGCAAGCGCGCGGCCATCGCCGAGGCGGCCGCCAACGGCATGCTGCCGCCCGAGCCCGATTTCAGCGCCGAGACGCACAAGCGCTTCCGGCCCAAGCTCGAAAAGGTCGTCGCCATGGTCAAGGCCGGCGACATCGCCGGGCTTGAAGCTTTCGAGATCAACCCGGTTTCCTCGAGCCCCAAGGCAATCGCCAAATACCGCGATCTCGCGGTGATCGCCCTCAAGGCTCGGGCCGCCAAGGCCGAGGCCAGCAAGGGCGAGGCGGCATGATGAGCACGATGAGCGTCACGCACTCCCCTACCCCATGGACAGCCGACCACACTTGGAACGGCGTCATCCTGATCAAAGACGCATCCGGGGCCGTCATCGCGACCCTGGAAAAGCATGCAGCGGGCGTGCCGGGTAGCGGCGTGCCGGCTACCAGTCACGCCGAGCGGCAAACGGCCAACGCCGGCCTGATCGTCGCCGCGCCAACCATGCTTGATGCGCTCAAGACGACGGCCGGCAACATCCGCAGCCTTGGCCCCGCCGGCGCGCTTTCCGCGGTTCCCGTGGAATACCGCGAGTGGCTGCGCGTGATCGACAGCGCCATCGCCGACGCCGAGCGACGCTGACGCCAGGGGGCGGGTCGGATACGCGCGCCCGCCCCCTTTCGACATCCATTGCACATCGCTCTCAGGGTATTACCGCCGGGGCATCCGCCGCCCCGGCTCGGCCTACTCGCAACGCTGTTCCGGGGCCGCCTCAGGCGACACCCCGGCTTTGCCCGTGTTGCTTTCGCATGGGAATTGTCGCGCTTCTACCGGCCTGCTGGCCTCGGGCGTGCGCGCCGGCGTCATCATCTTGCCTCGCGCGGAACGCCGGAAGGCGCGTGAGGCGCAGCGCCCGCCGACCGGGCGCGCTGGTAGCCCCGGCAATCCGGGGCGGGTGGAAATCATCAGGGCGCGGCCGGCCCCGTCACATTCCAGAATAGGACGCGGCCGGGCCCGTGCTCGGCTTTGGCAACCTCCCAGGCCTTCGCATCATAGTGCGGGTCGCTCGGGAACGGCGGCGCCGTCTTGGCCCGCTGGCCGAATGCCAGCGGATGCTTGTGGATCGTGGCGCCGGCGACATCATCGCCCGATAGCTCGCGGCCGACCCGGACGCTATGCCGGCGGGCGCTCGGCCATGCCAGCGCGAGCCCGCGCATCAGCACGCCCGACCCGCTCGCGCACCACACCTCGTCCGGCTCAAGGCCCGTCGATCGGGCCGCGTCGGCGATCGCCTCGATCGCCTCGGGCATGTCCACGCCAAAAGGCGCCAGCGTCGCGCCGGTCAGGGCGCAATATTCGCGGGCGCGGGATTGCACCACCGCCAGATAGCCCGGCGATACCTGCACGACCTTGGCGCCCAGGCGCTTTGCCATCAGGGCGCGCGGATGCGGCTCGGCGCGCTTGGCGACGAATAGGGTCGCCCGCTTGCCGGCCGCGGCCGCGCATGTCGCCAAGGCCGTCTGCGCGCCGCCCTCGGCGGGCGTCGCATAGACCACCTCGTCGGCATCGTCGAACAGCCGCGCGACGTATCTGGCCTTGGTGCCGCCGGGGAATAGATCGTCGCGCACCACCATGATGCCGTCATGCTCGACGACAACCGGCGGCGTCACAGAATTTCCCCGAACCGGGCGGCCGGGTCGGCGTCGCGATCGTCCTCGCTGGCCGGCACCGTCTCGCTGTCGTCAGGATCGCCGATCGACCACGGCGCCTCGCCGTCGATCTCGCCGAATTCGACCTTGCCGATGGCGGCCGTGGCGCGCTTGGCGTCGCCCTTGAGGAACACGAGGACGTTCTGGTGCGTCTTGCCGAGCTTGCGGCTGGCGTCGAACTGCTTTCCGGCGCGGATCGGCAGCGAGCCGGCGGCCGTGACCAGAATGCCCTCGTTGTAGTAGTGCAGCCCGGCCCGGCGGAACGCCTCGATCGTGTCGGGGACGAAGCCGTAATAATTGCCGTGCTTGTCCCGGACCTCGCCGACGACGAAACAGGCGAAGCGATCGGGCTTGAGCAGCATGCACGACGCGGCGACGATCTCGAAATACGCCTCGCGGAATTCCGCATACGCCAGCGTCGAGAGATCGAGCGGATCGTCGGAATAGACCTCAAGGTCCGCGTAGGGCGGGCATGAGAAGATCAGGTCCGCCTCGATGCCGGCCGCGATCGTGCCGATGTTGCGGCTATCCCCCTGCCGCCAGACGGGCATGGGATCGCCGCAGATGGCCTCGCCCTGGACGACGTTCGCCTCGATTTGCTCGGCCCGGAGATCGACGCCGAAATAGCGCCGGCCGAGCTTGCTGGCGACGATGCCGCGCACGGAGCCGCCAGCGAAGGGATCGAGCACCTGCCCGCCCGGCGCGCAAAGCCAACGATAGGCAAGCTCGCACAGCACCGGATCGAAGATCGAGGTGCCACTATGGCCGGCGGCCATGCCGCCCTCGATGTCGCCGGCGGCGATCTTGTCCTGCACCCAATCTTGGGTGCCCAAGGCTAGGCCCATGTTACGCTGCCCCCCGACGACATGCTCGCCGCGCATCAGGTCTTGGCCGAATGTCCGCGCGAAGCCCTTAGCCATCAGCGCCGGCCTTTCGGTACGGATCGGTCGTCGTGCGGTGCGTCAGGCCGCCGCGCAAATCCTCGGTGTGCGCCGCGGCCTTTCTGGCCGCGCGCTTCTCCGGGTCCGGCTCATTGAGCGTGTCGGAGAATTTCAGCAGGTTCTCGCCGCGGCCGACCTCGGACATGATCCCGAGGTCCAGCCAAGCGCGCTTGCGATCCTGCCACCAGCCCTCGCGGGCATTGAGGACCGAGAACGGCGCGATGCCGAAGCGATCCGCCAGCGACACCTTGAGCGGCGCTTCCTTGCCGCCCGGATCGCTGGCCGCGCCGGCGCCGAGCGCCGCGTCCAGCGCGGCCGCGTCAAAGCCCGTCAGCCCGAGATCGAAGCCCGCGCCGTCGAGGAACGCCAATTCCAGCTTGAGCAGGTCGTCGTCCCACGTCGCGTTCTCGGCGATCTTGTTGTCGGCCAGGATGTAGGCGCGACGCTGCGCCTCGGTCCATCCGCCGCAATCGATCGCCGGGATCGTGCCCGCCGGCAATTCCCGGCCGCCGGGCAAGCGAACCGTCTCGCCGGCGGCCCACATTTCCAGCACCGCGCGGCGCCGGCCATGACCGGCGACAAGCTCGAAACGATCGTGCAGCACCGGGTTCGTGAACCCGAACTCCCGGATCGACGCCTTGATCTCCTCGATCTGCGCGTCCGAATGCACCCGCGCATTCTTGCCATAGGGCACCAGCTCGTCGGCCGGGACGACCGCGATCGAGACCATCGAGGTTTCTTTCACGCAAGGGCTCCGAATTGCGCCAAAAGGGCCGGCTGGCGCCCCAACCAAACCAGAAAAATGGGCCGAAAAAAAACGACGGGATTTCGGGGGGATCGATCCCCGCGCCCGGGCCCCCTTATGGAAAGGTACCTAAGAAGGGGGCGGGGGCTGCCTCATCCGGTTCGGAGAAGCAACCGAAATCGGTCGGCCTGCGCGGAATTTTTTTTCCTCCGATCGGCCGCCGAGGTGGCATGCGCCTTGCACCATTGCGAGGGCGGCCGGGCCGCATGCGCGCGGCCGGCCAGCGCTACTAAATCCGCCCATGACTACTCCCCGCCGGGCAAGAGGCGACCGATCTCGTGGCGCACGCGCTCGGGCAGCATCGTGGCGACAGTCTCCTCGAACACCTTCTTGGCCTCGCCTCGGATCATTTCCTCGGGGACGCTCGGGCCTTCCAGCATGCGAATGGGGGTGCGCTTGACATTGATGCGCATGAACACATTGCCATGGAGGGCTGGCGCGATGATGCCGGGCTTCGGGCCCATGAAGGCATGCGGGAAGCGCTGCCACTGGCCATAGACCTTGGCGCGCACGCCCCACGAGAACTGGTGAGCCTGGAAATATTTCAGACTGATCGGTCGCCCGCTGGCATAGACGACGCCTTCGAGCGCGCCGCCATCGAGGCGCGTGCTGGCGAGGCGCTGCTTGACCTGCTTTGCCACGATGGCGCGCGGGATCGAGGATTGCTTGACGATCGCGCGTATCACGCGAGATCGCACGGTCGTCGTCGTGCGATTGACGGCGCGGGCGAGCGCCTTGCGCGCATCGCCGGCGCCCAGGGCGGCAATCTGATTTCCGAAGGCTGCGAGGATGTCATCGCCCGCGACGATCTGTACGCGCATGCGCTCGCGGCCTTGTGCACTATCGGATGGGGAGAGAGAGGGAGGCTCAGTGATCCCGCTTGGTGACGCTGCGCTGGGGGCTAACGCCCCGCTTCGCATCACCGGCGCTGGCGCTTGAGCTTGCTGCCCGCGCACGTCGAGCCGTCTTCACGCGAGAGAAAGCCTCGATTTGTCTCAGTCGGCAAGGGGGCAATTTCCGTTTGACGACGATAGCGGAGCGTCAGCGGGGCCATTTTTCGAAGGCGCATCAGAGGGTTGCAAGAAATTGAAGGGCGGAATTTCGCATCGGCGGGTTTTGCTTGACATGAGCAGGATCAAGGACTTGGCCCTCGGATGTCGCGAAATGTCACGCAATGTCGCGCTTTCAGGGCCGAAATGTCGCGTTTCTGGCGATGGATGTCGCACGGAATGTCACACCGAAAGCGTGACATCGGCGCGCGACATGGGCGCGACATTTCGCGACATGGCATGTCACGCCTCGGCCCGGAGCTACTAAATTCGCTCCGAAAAAGCATGCTTACGGGCGGCTGATTTGGGGATGGGCGCGGGGCAAAATAGCTTGCCATTTTGGAGTTGCTTCCCCATTTTGGAGAAGCGAAGACCACCACATGAGAAAGATCGTGTGGGATGAACCGAAGCGCCTCGCCAACCTCGACCTGAGGGGGCTGGATTTCCAGTCGATCCCCGAGGGCTGGATTGAGGCGGCTGACATCTATCCGGCCAAGCGCGGGCGCTTCATGGCCCTCGGCTATCTGAACGGCCAGCCGGTGTCGGTGGTCTTTGCGTTCCTCGGGTCCGAGGCATTCTCGGTCGTGACCATGCGGATCGCCAGCGAGAAAGAAAGGCGGTTGATGAAATGAACACGCAAGCGAAGGAATTCGCGCCCGGCCGCGGCTATTCCAAAGAGGATTGGGATGAGGTCGCCGACGCGCCCGAGCTTACCGATGAGCAGGGGGCGCAGCGCATGACGATCGAGGAGGCCGAGCGCCGCCATCGCGGCAAGGGCAAGAAGCCGGCCAAGCGGGCCGTGACGATCCGCCTCGATCCCGAGGTGATCGAGGCCTATAAGGCCGATGGGCCGGGCTGGCATGCCGAGATCAATGAGGTCTTGCGCAAGGCCAAGGGCATGCCCGAGCGGGCGTGAGGGCGGTTTCCCGACCCGGGCGGCCGCGATCGAATGGCTGAAGAACAAGGGCCTCGACAAGGCTTAATTGGCGGTCGGCGGCTTCGAGAAGCCGGCCGCCAGCGCATCGCAGGCCGCGCCCGTATTGCTCCCGAACTTCTGAGCCATCTGGTCGCGGATGTGCTGCCGATAAGGATCCATTTCCGCTTGCCCGGCGCCGTTCACCACGATCGTCGCCCACATGAAATAGAGCCCGTTCATCGCCTTGGCGTCGCAATGCGCCACGAACCATTCGACCGTGGCCGCCCCGCTCAGATTGGTCGCCGTCGCGTCCTGGGCGATTGCCGGCCCGCTGGCGGCCGCGAGCGCCGCCATGATCAGAATTGCCTTGCGCATGATCCTCCCCCATGAGCGGCCCGCAGACAAGGCCGTGTGCTAGGCCATTGTCAAGCATGTAACGCGGAGCGGTTGCGCGCCTCGCGGGATCGGCGCTATCCGTGCCGGCAGGGCGATCCTGCCCGCCTATGGGGGAACCATTGAGGAAATCTTTCATCATCGCCGCGGCCGCCATCATGGCCGCCCTGCCCGCGCACAGCGCCCAGGCGTTCGAGCTCCAATTCGATTGGGGCAATATCTCGAAATGCACGAGCGGCAATCCGGGGAGCGTCCGGAGCCCGGCCTTCACCGTGACGGGCGTCCCGGCCGGAACCGCGAAGATCAAATTCAACCTGCGCGATCAGGATGCGCCGTCGTTCATCCATGGCGGCGGCACGGTCGCATATGCCGGGAAGGCGGCGATCCCGGCCGGGCAATTCACCTATCTACAGCCCTGCCCGCCCGGCGGCCATCACACCTATGTCTGGACCGCGACGGCGCTCGACGCGAGCGGCAAAAGCATCGGGTCGGCCAAGGCCAAGAAGCAATATCCGTAGGGCGGGATCAGGCGATCCGCTTCCCGCCCGGAATGACACCGAAGCGGCTATCCCGGATGATCAGCGCGCCTTCCTGCAAGGTGACGCGCCGACCGGGATAGAGCCGTACCGCCTGCTCGAAGGCGGCAATGCCCAATTCCGTCCGGCTGGCCCGCACCAGCGTTTGCTCGGGCACGCCCGACCGCTCGCCCCATAGCTTGACCTGACAGGCATTCCCCTCGCCGAACCACGGCGCCGGCAGCTTCGGCTCGATGATCCACACGAACATGCCGCGCCGGCCGCAGGCCGGGCAGCGCATCCGTTCCGAAAAGTGCGGGATCGCGAGAACGGGGACGAGCTGGTGTTCGGCGCCGACATGGCGGATGACCGCCTCGACATCGACCAGTTGCCGATGCCGGCAGGCCGGATCATGGCACACCGCGACCATTTCCTGGCCGGTATCCAGCACGTCCCGCAATGTCCGCAGCCATGTCGCCATGGCCGCGCACGCTACCAGAACAAAATTAGAACAGGCAAGGGGCAGCCGCGGTGCTCAGGGCGCCTTAGCGGCAGGTCGATCCCCTTCCTCGATCAGCGAAGCCAGCCCTTCAAGCTTGAGGTCCAGT